TTGCTATAGAAACATTTTGCGTTGTCCTATCAATTTTTATATAGCCTTCGGTTATAAGTTTTCTGATGTCCGTGATTGCTTTGTTCCTATAAACGGTCTTGGTTGTAGTGCCAGCACCCGCATATTCTATATCGGATTCTGCCACTGTGAGATCCTTCCTAGATCCTATGTCTTTGTAGTATATTCCGGCCGCGATTTCATCCTTGATGGTCTCGTCGACGGATATAAGATTAAAAGATTCTTCTGCTGTAAGGAAGTTGACTGTGTCTAGTGATGGACTGTTTACCACACGTGTGTTTTGTTTTGTGCTCTTATCGTTGATACCTTTAGCATTAGCAATAATGGCCGCTCCTGCCACAGCGGCACCGACAGAGAAAGCACCAACAGGATTAGTTATTGTGCCTGCCTGCTTGCCAACTTCTAAAATACCTTCCTTGGCTATGCCTTTGAGTTCTTCCTTGACATCTGATTTTTTGATTTTCTTGGCATTGTTGTAGGTGTTTGAGGCCGCCAATATCGCTCCTAATATGTTTCCCGACTGTACATTCCTTATCACTGAACCTATGCCGTCAACAACACCGCCCGGACCAAATATACTGTTTGTGCCTCCGCCTAATACAGTTAAAGGGGAAGGTTCTTTGTCATAATGTATTGTGGCAAATCCAGGAACATTATTTTTGTTTATTATTCCTGATTTGTATATCACTGTTTCGTAAAATATCTGCATGGTGTTCTGTAAGACACCGGCGCCATCTGCTTGGTCTAAGTTATCGTGGCTAAACGAACCTATAACAGGGTTGACCAAGGTCATAGAAGTGAATCGTTGTTTGTGTAGCACAAATATTTCTATACCTTTCAAGTAAGGCTTTTTTCTCACGGCCGGTGTGTCTAATCCAAACTTCGTGATATTTTTTTTGTCTATACCATCGTAGTAATCGTCTTTTGTGTTTGAAATAGCAAGGTCCGAATTTAAAGCAACTGAGTCTGCTATGTGATACTCATAATATTTTTTCCAAAAAGCATTTACAGTGTCAGCGTGGTCGTCATGGAATGTAATGTTTACTGGTTCATATTGTATCCTGGTTGCCGCATACATTTTCTTGTTGTACTGAATTTTTTCTTCCAGGTTCATTCCGTATTTGGGTAGATCAGCACTTTTAACCAACATGTTGAGTTCATATCTTTCATTGGAGTTGAATCCGTTAAAGAATAGGGTTTCATCGGTGTTGAACACCACGTGGAACAGGAACTTCTGTTTGGGCATCAACTTGTAGTTGTCGTCTATGTACAGTCGTGATGCGTGTCGGAAGTCTTTCATTCCCGGTAGGCCGTCTTGGAATCCTTGTAAGAAGTTGTTAATGCTTGGCATATGGGTATTTATGGCCACAAAAAAAGCGCCTATAAAGACGCTTTCCTTGTATAATTGCTAACTTAATTTTGATTAACCACCAGTACTCAATGTACCGATCGTTCTAGATACCGCTGTTCCGATTCCTGTTCCTGTTGGAGTTTGGATCGCGTTGTCGTATCTAATTGACATAGTGATAGTCGCTGGGTCTGAGGTTGCGTATGCTAGTGTGTTGTAGTTCACGTTTTCTACATATGCACCGTATAACTCAAATGTTTCTAACACATTTGGTGCACTTGCTCCGTTACCACCATCTAGCATTTCAATTCTAGCAGTGAATTTGTAATCAATACCTGATGCCGCACTTGACTGTTCAAAGAAGTCAAACTGTTTCTGGATCTGCTCTCCAACCAATTTAGTCACAGAGTTGTTGACGTCATCTCTAAGATTGATTGTGATTGGATCCCAAGTGTGTTTACCTGCAACATAAACTTTTGAGTTGTACACGTCCAGTGTCACGTTGTCGAAAGTCAAGTTAGGTCTCGTGATGTCTATAACTTGTTTTGTTAGTTCTGATCTTGGTGTTGATACTCCAAAATTCTCCAGGATCGCTCTAAAACGATACTGTAGTTTTGGCATCAATAAACCTTGTGATGCTGAACTCTGATCGTTCGCTAGTGGTACTGTAAATTTTGATAAAGTTGATATTGCCATCTGTTTCTCCTATTTATTCAAAATTAGTTCCCTAACTTTGCAATTTCTCCTGTGTTTTTGATTCTTAACGGTATGTAGATGAACTCGACCGATTTCACTGGTTCGATCGCGATGTCCACGTACAGTTCATTCCTGTCGATCCTGGTAGGTGTGTTGTTGGTGTCATCACAGACTACTAGGAAGTCGTATAACGCTCTCTGACCAACAAGCTCTAGCAAGAATGACTCGATTGCTTGTTTGATCTCATTCCTTGTCAACTCATCGTTTGGTTCAAAGATGAACGGTTTAGCGATAGCATCCAGTTGTGTTCTCAGATACACTGCCAATCTTGAAACGTTGATCCTGTCCATTGCTGAACTTGCCGATGTCTTGGTCAAGTTACCAAAGTTCACGATGCCCGCTCCTGAGAAGAATGTGATCGGATTAACTTTCACGTTGTGCATCGAGTCTCTCACTGACTCCGTAACAGATATTATTTGGAATTCGCCTGATGTGGCGTTGATGTAACCTACTGATGTGGCGTTGTCAACAACTCCACGTCTTGTTCCTGCTGGAGCGAACCATGGGAAAGCGATGTTGTCGTTGTTCGCCAGTGTCCTCATCATCATGTGACTTGGTGGAACAACAATGGTTTTACCCGTGTTGTCTGTGGTTGATCCTGAAGGATAGAACACTCCTAAGTAATCACTTGAACTAACAAGACCGTCCTCGCCGTTGTCTGTGGCGGCCGCCGTGTTGTTTGCCCAGTTCGTGATTGCCGTTGCTGTGCCGGCCAATCTCATTGGTGTGTCACCAACAACGAATGCCGTGTTGTTCCTGTCGGTGTTTAGGTTGATCATGTTCTGTATCAGTTCTGGATATCCAGGACAAGCAATCACGTTGTAACCCCTTTGGTCCTCTCTGATCGCTTGGTTCGTATCTATCTCAGATTTCAGTTGTGCCACGATGACTTTTCTCTGTGCTTTCCTTCCGAAAGTGCCAGAACCGTCCGCGTTGTTGCCTGACTTGGTGACCCATCTGTCTGGGTAGTAACCACTAACTGATTCGTTGTTGTATCTGATGTTACCCAATCCTGATGAACCCGATCCAGGATAAGCAGTCGTTGTTATGTAACTGTTTCTGTATTCTTTCACGTTATAACCACTTCTCCTAGTGTTCCACAGCATGATACCCTGTGGGTAAAGTGCTGGGTCTGGAGCATCTGGATCTATGAAGTTGTCACTTAAAAGATTCTTGATTGTTGAAGCAGTGCCCGCCTGTGTGCTGTTGTTGGCATTCCTGTCTGTTGAAGTATGCCATCTAGCATCTGCGAAGACAACTCCGTCTTCTGTGGTCTGATCTGCCTTGTCGATTAATTCCCAGGCCGCACCCGACGTGGTGACAACCACTTGGTTTGCTGTGTTGCTTGAACTTAGTGTGGCAGATGTGTTGTATCTGTAGAGTTTTGGATAGTTCTCAAGATCGCTTGTGTCAATCCATAAGTCATTAGTGACCAGTGCTGTTCCGTCTGACTGTGTAGTCGGTGCTGTGGCACTGAACTGTGGACCATTTGGATCTGTGGTAGCGTATTGATTTAGGTATCCTACCCAAGTTGTTCCGTTGTGTACCATGATGTCTGCTTCGTCAATCTTGGTGTCATACCAAAGTGTGCCATCTGTTGGCTCATTGGTAGGAGCACTTGTTGAAGCAGTGTAGCTCAATCTCTTCCAGTTTGTAGCGATAACCTCGTTACCCACTGTTGAGTCTTCTGAATCACCTGTTGGTGCCACGTACAAGTTATCAACCAGTGTTGTGCTGTTAGCAGTGTATCCACCGTAACTGTGTGCGTCACTGGTACCGAATCCTGCGTCGTCTAGTGGAGTTCCTGATGTGTTGTTCATCCTGAAGTCACCACCCAGTTTGTGTTTGATCTGTATGGCGCCTGTGTACTCACCTGCTGTGATTATAGACGCTTCTAGGTTCGTGAAACCTGCGGCTGTGAATGCCGTCACGAAGTCTTCCTTGTCAGCCAGTGTTGATCCATCACTTGATTGGATTGTAACTGTCTTGGCCGCCGCCAACGCTTCTTGGGTCTTCACGGATTCTCTCACTGTGAATGTCTCGTTGTGCGTGAACGTTGGATGTGTGGTCTTAGAACTTATTATAGTCTGTCCACCTTCGTATCTGAACAGTTGGAAGTCGCCCACGTTTGGTGTGATGTCTGACTGTCCGTCCACTGATTGTTCAGTGATGTTGTACTGTGTGTAAAGTGTGCCAGCAGTCAATCCTGTACCACCGTTCGATGGATCTAGGTTGTAGATCGCTGAATGGTTTGTGGCATACAATGGAGCAGACACTGTTCCAAAACTAGCACTTGACGAGCTGTATAGTTTGGCAACGATGTTGGCGCCCGCATTGGCATTGGTTGTCTTGAACCAAACCGAACCGTTGGGTCTGTCTTCGTCTGCTGTCTTCCATGTTGGTCTGTTGGTGTGTTTGGCCTGCAGGAATTTAACACCGTTGTAAGTCTGTGCTGTGATCCCCAAGTCACTTAGTAGTGTGCCTGTACCTGCTTGAAACTTGATTGTGTTGTCGCTTTCCACAGAAGAATCACTGAAACCTAAACCATTGTGGAAGATTTCTAGATTGCCTGTGGTAGCGTTGACACTTGCTGATACTCCAGGAACATTGGCATTAGTGAATGCTGTAGCCACATCTGAAAGTGCTGTGCCGCTTACTGAAACTTGAACACTGTTCACGTACATGGAGTGACCGCTTGTCACTGTTGTACCTGAAGCAACTGTGATGACAGGTAAGCTCAAGTGCCATGCGCTTGATCCCAATTGTACCCAAGTGTTGCTTGAAGTTTTCTTGTAGATTTTGTTAGAAACATGAGTGGTGTTGATCGCATAGTCTCCTTGTGATCCCACTGATGTTTTTGGTGCACCTGTTGACACGTTACCTACCAGGTCAGTAACTGATGTGATCAACGTTGGTGTGATTGTTGTGAATTTCTGATCAGTTTTGCTCCACTGAAAGATACCGTAACTGGTAGATGCAAGGTCAAACCAGTATGTGCCATCTGTTGGTGTTGCGGTTGGAGCCGAAGCACTTCCAATTAATTGTGAAGTGTCAACGTTGGCTCTTAAAACATATGCTCTGTTGGCCACACCCAAAAATGAGTATGCCGCTTGTAGACCCCATTCATTCAATTCATAACCGTGTAGTGAATTTCCTGCTGTGTCTGTGTAGAATTTTGGATCTCCAAAAGTTTCTGTCAATTCTCTCTGTGACGAGATCAAGTACGCAGTGTTGGCGTTGGCCGTTGTTGTGCCTGACGCAGTTCCGTCTCCCGCTCCGTTGGTCTTGTCCTGTGATGATGCTACTATGAATAGTGGTGTTGTACCCGCATCTGATGGTACGTAGAAACTCTCGTTTATTACTGAAACCTCTACTCCTGGTGATGTTAAAGCCATTTGTCGTATTCTCCTTGCAAGTTACGTGTATACTAGAGTTATTTATTAGATCATACGGTTTTTACGACAAAATTTACCATTTTCCTGGTGCCTATATAGGCGACGTAAATATGCTTATGCGATACAAGGACAGACCCATATGTAAGCAGTGTAAGAGCAAACCCAGGGCCTATGCCTACCAGCGATATGGCAGGGTGTATTGGCGTAGTCTTTGTGACACCTGTAACAGGAAAAAGGCTGGTAAGAAAGTGGGAGGGGTTACTCCCCTGCAGAGATCAGGATACAGGAAACACAAGAAGTGTGAACTGTGTGGATTCAAAGCACAGCAGGTCAATCAATTGGATGTGTTATTTGTGGACGGAAATATGAGAAACACCTCCTCAAATAATTTAAAGACGGTGTGTGCCAACTGTCAACGTCTAAGCAGTGTGCGTAGACTTGGCTGGCGTGTGGGAGATCTTGTTGCTGATGACTAGGTTATCGACTTTTTGGTATAACTCTTCTTTTGTTCCATTATTTTCTATGACGTGATCAAAATTCCAACCCATCCAATCCCACTCTGATTTATGGGCACCACGTTCCTGCATCTGTTCTCGTGTGGGGAGATCACCACGTTTGACTAATATGATTTCACCACCGTTTGCTTTTATGGTTTTAAGTTCGTTTTGAAATCTCGTATCTGAAATCACTGTTGGTGTTCCGTCATATCTTGATAGACAACTGTCAATCCATATAGCATCATGCATGTGTTGACGCATAACCTCCGTGCAAAAATACTG